CGCTGATGGTGAGTACTTCGCAAAAGATGTCTATGAGACTGGCAGTCAGGAACAGTGCGTAGAGTTTGCTGCGCAGGTGACAAAGACTATCGTCAATACCAGTCTGCAGGCACAGTTTCATTGTGTGAGCGATGACCACTATATGGGTCGCAAGCAGGATGACGGCATCGAGTATGATTAAGCATCCACGTCAACGTGAGATGTGGGATGGTCTGACTAATTCAGGATGCCTCTCCATCTTATTAATAATTGTGATTACAACCATTATACAGGCAATTTTATAATGAGCGAAGAACGCGTAGGTATTGTAGCAAGTTGTTTTGATCTGTTTCACGCAGGCCATGTCCTTATGTTGATGGAAGCGAAGGAGAAATGCGATCGACTGATCGTAGCTCTCCAATCTGATCCTACGATCGATCGGCCTGAAAAGAACAAGCCAGTTCAAGGTATGTTTGAACGATTCCTGCAAGTGGATTCGTGTAAGTATGTTGATAGCGTAATTCCATATGACACGGAAGCTGATCTCTATAACTTGCTCACTGGTCTTGACTGGGACGTTCGTTTCCTGGGTATGGATTACTTTGGACGGACAGACTTCACAGGATCTGACCTAGACATTCCAATTCACTACTGTAGTCGCAAGCACGATTACAGCTCATCTAATCTGCGTCAGAAGATCGCAGAAGAGTATGTGTTCAACCTCAATAAGAGCACAGGTAAAGGCAAGTGAGCAAGTGGTCTGATCGCTTCCTAGCACTCGCAGAGCACGTTGCAGAATGGTCTCAGGATCCTTCAACGAAGGTTGGGGCTGTGATTGTGGATGATAAGAAGCGCGTTGTCTCTATGGGATATAACGGCTTTCCACGAGGCGTTAAGGACTGTGCCGAGCGCTACAAGAACAGTGAGATGAAGCACCTCTTTGTCTCTCATGCAGAACGTAATGCCATCGACAACGCTCCCAACTCTGTAGAGGGATGCACGATGTACGTGCAGTTGCTGCCTTGCAATGAGTGTGCTAAGTCGATCATTCAGAGTGGTATCAAGAAGGTGATCACTTACAAACCTACCCGAGAGGATAAGTTTAATTGGGACATCACAAGAATTATGTTCCAAGAAGCTGGAGTGATTCTGTACGAGATTGATAAATAACCCCGTCACGCCTAATGGGTGACACAACTAAACTCGCTTAATAGGAGAATATACATGAAAAGTTTTTATGACGCACGCGCATTTAAGAATCTCGATGGTTTCTTTGTCGGATTCGATGACATTGCTAAAAAGCTAACCGAAGCTCAAAAGGCAGCGACAGATGCAGTCAAATATCCCCCATACAATCTGAAGAAGATCGACGAGAATCGATACACTATCGAACTCGCGGTAGCCGGCTTTGCTAAGCAAGATCTTGAAATCGAGATTGCGGATGATAAGCTAATCATCAAGGGCAACACCACATCTGGTGAACCTGCAGAACAAGATTCTGCTGGCGAATGGACTTGGCCACAAATTCTTCATCAGGGTTTGGCAATGCGCCCATTCACTCGCACCTTCACTCTTTCGGATAACGTAGAGATTCGTGGTGCTTCACTTCTGAACGGCATTCTAAAGATTGCTCTGGAAGCTATTATTCCTGAGCATAAGAAGCCTAAGAAAGTTGAGATTCAAGATGCCGAGGAGGAGTATCCTTCCCAGGCTGCTGAATTCTTAGCAGAAGGTAAGACGAAGTAAAAAGAAGGGGGCTCAAGGCCCCCTTCCCCTTTTATCCCCAATTGGCGTATTGTTTGGTTTTCTTGAGCCTGTCATCCAGGCCGTGAGTTCCACCGTTAACACGCTTTGTGATCTGAGTGATCACTGCATCTGTAACACCCTTGTCTGCAACTGCAAGAAGATTGTTCTTGCGGAAGAACCAAAGAGCTGATTCAAACGCGAGCTCGCCCACTACAAGGTCGGGGTTTGTCAGAACGTCTGGACGTCCGATATCCTTAGAGAACGCTGTATAGTTGTCTTTACCAGTCAACTGGATCGGACCACGACCACGGAATGTCCAGCCATCACCTGATGCCTCTGGTCCGTTGCCCATACGGTTTGCATAAACCTTGTTGGCAATCTTCTCTGGCTTACGAGCATATCCTGCTGTCGAAGCAATCGTTGGGAAGTACTTCTTGAAGATCCCGTTGAGACCCTTGTCAGAGTAATTCAGGTTTTCTGAAAAGACTTTGAAGCCACCTGACTCATGAGCACACTGACCAAAGAAGTGAGCAGCCTGGTTGTTTGTCAGCTTGAAGAAGTCTCTTGCAGCCTTATAAGTACCAGGACCCCACTTACCATCGGCAGCAATGCCACACTTAGTTTGGAGAGCAGCTAATGGACCAAGACCCGCAACAGCTGGAGCTATCTTTTGACCCACAACCGAGTGCTTCGGAGCAGCTTGACCAGCTACTTGAGGAGCTCCTGCTTCGCGAGTCGTTGATGGATCGAAATCCTTCACAACAGTGTACTTCGTCCCACCAGCCTTAGACTTAGAGGCGATCATACGCATCTTGCGATTGCCACCTTCCTTCTTGATCGAAGCGTGTACCCAGCCAGAGTTCTTATCACCAGCTGTATAGAACTCAAGGATGACCTGATCGAATTCGAGGTTGTCAGCAACCCAGTCAGCAACGGTCTTGTTATCAACGCCCTTGACTTCGAAGTCGATTGCCTGACCATTGACGTGCTGTGATGTAGCAGAACCACCAACAGCCTTATTGACTGCAGGCGCTCTGTATGATGAGTTGATTGTTACAGGACCGAACTTAGCACGTACTGGTTCGAGGATCTTCTCGCAGCAGTAGCGCATGTTCTCAATGTGCTGTGGTGTTGGTGTATTAGGAAGGCCGAGTCTCTTTGCTGTAGGAGAAACGATCATCTCTGCTAGGTTAAAATGTTCTGTTAGTTGTGTCATCATTTAATCCTTAGAATGGTCCGTGGTCTTCGTCTGAGTCAAGATACTTGTCGACAGCTGCCATCATTTTGATTTCGTTGTCTGTTTCGATTGACTCGGCTTGTGCGTTGATTACGTGAGCTTCTGCAAGAGCCTTATGATCGGTCTTGCCGAGCTCTTGAACCTTTACGTTTGGATCAAGCTCTGAAACTTTCATGCCCATCATCGTAGCGAAGGCTCCGACAAAGGCACCGATGATCATTGAGAAGGCTGGACCAATGATCTTGAAGATTTCGTTATTATCGATTAGCTCGTTTGGCATAAACATACCAATGAGGAAGATGAATACAACTGCCAGCATGATAGACGACAGCACAAGTGTGACCATCTTCATGATAGAGAGTTGGATCTTACCCTTCTCGAGTTCGAGTTGCTCCATCGATGTGATTGGTGGGGTAGATAAAAAAGATAGTAAGGACATACAATACCTCAATTAGTGGTTGACATAATTCAGAAAGTATTTATAATAGGGAGTTAATTGGAGATCATATGAGCACATTCTACACTCGCGTCGACCCCCTAGGCAACGACCTCCTCGTCCGAGGCTTCGAAGATGGCAAGCCTATCATGAAGAGGGTTCCCTACAAGCCGTACATGTTCGTACCATGTCGTACGGATACAAAGTACAAGACGATCGATGGTAAGCCTGTCGACAAGCTGCACTTCGACTCGATACGCGATTGCCGTGACTACATCCGTCAGTACAAAGACGTTGCTGGCATGCCGATGTACGGCTTCGATAAGTTTCACTTCATGTACATCTACGACACCTACAAGGGAGAGATCAACTACGATCCCTCTCTGACGTCCGTTGTGTCACTCGACATCGAAGTAGACATTGCGAACAGCAAAGGCTTTCCTAAGCCAGAGCTAGCAGAGAATGAGATCACTCTGATCACCATCTCTCGTAATGGTAAGAAGTCTGTGTTCGGATGTCAGCCATTCGTCAATAAGGATCCAGAGAACGTCACATACTACAAGTGCGTCGATGAGACTGCACTCTTGCGTTCGTTCCTTGATGTGTGGAACTCGGTTGAGTATTCACCTCACATTGTCACTGGCTGGAACATTGACTTCTTCGATATCCCCTACCTGATCAACCGCATTGCTCGGGTCCTTGGAGAGAGTGCTGTGAAGAAGTTGTCTCCTTGGGGCATCGTCAAGTCTCGTTCAATCAAGCAGTTTGGTCAAGAGGACATGCAGATTGTCTGGGACATCTACGGATTGAACATCCTTGACTACATCCAGCTCTATAAGAAGTTTGCATACACCCCTCAAGAGTCATACTCTCTCGACCACGTGTGCTATGAAGAGCTTGGAGAGAAGAAGACTGACTACTCAGACCTCGGAACGCTTGCCGACCTTCAAGTGAAGGACTGGCAGCGCTACACAGAGTATAACATCCGAGACGTTGAGCTCGTTGACAAGCTAGACGATAAGTTGAAGCTGATTGAGCTTGTGATGGCTATGGCATATGATGCCAAGGTCAACTACCATGATACCTTCACTACGGTGGGTCTGTGGGACGTTATCATCCACAACTACCTGCTCGATAGATGCTATGTCATCCCTCCTGTGAAGGTCGGAGATGCACGAGACACTATCCTTGGTGGCTATGTGAAGGATCCTCAGGTTGGTGAGCATAAGTGGGTGGTGTCGCTCGACTTGAACTCTCTGTATCCTCATATCATCATGCAGTACAACATCTCTCCTGATACGTACAAGGGCGTGTTCCCTGATGCTCCTATCCATCTTAGCGAAGGACCAGACAAGGCTGAACCTCTTGTTATGATGATGCAGGATGGATATCTTAATGCTGATAGGCGTAAGTATCTACAGGACAACGACCTGACTTGTACTGCCAACATGCGTATGTTCTCTCGCTCTAAGCAAGGGTTCCTTCCTGCTCTGATGGAGAAGATGTACAACGATCGTGTGGTCTACAAGAACCAGATGATCGAGTCTAAGAAGCAGCTCGAGCAGCAGAAGAGTGTACAGCTTGAGAAGGACGTTGCCAAGTACAACAACCTTCAGATGGCAAAGAAGATTCAGTTGAACTCTGGATATGGTGCTCTTGCCAACATCTACAACCGTTGGTATCGTGCCGAGTTCGCTGAGGCGATTACATCTTGCGGTCAGCTGACTACTCGGTGGATCGAAGGTAAGCTGAACGAACTTCTCAACAAGACGTTCAAGACCGAAGGCTTCGACTATGTGATTGCATGTGACACTGACTCTGTGTACATGAAGGCTGATAAGTTTATTGAGCTTGCTGGTAAGGAGATGACTACTGAGCAGTGTGTCGCATACCTCGATAAGGTATCGCTCCAGCTCCTCGAGCCGTTCATCGACAAGAAGTACGATGAGCTGTGTCAGTATGTGAATGGCTATGCTCAGAAGATGAAGATGAAGCGTGAGTGTATTGCTGAGAAGGGTATCTGGACGGCTAAGAAGCGCTACATCCTCAACGTATGGAACCAAGAAGGTGTTGCGTATAGTGAACCTAAGCTCAAGATGGCTGGTATCGAAGCGATCCGTACATCTACT